AGCTGATCTAAAAACAACTTTTCAACAGTTTGTAGATCAGCAAAACATTCCTAATCTTATTCTATCTGGTACAGCTGGTGTTGGTAAAACAACAGTAGCTCGTGCTATGTTAGAACAACTTGGTTGTGACTATATCGTAATTAACGGAAGTATGAATGGCAACATCGATACTCTGCGTAATGAAATTTTAAACTTCGCCTCAACTATCTCTTTCTCTGGAGGTCGAAAGTATGTTATCCTTGATGAGGCAGATTATCTTAACGCAAACTCAACACAACCAGCTCTTAGAAACTTTATGGAAGAATTCAGCGCTAATTGCGGATTCATTCTTACTTGTAACTTTAAGAATAGGATTATCGAACCACTCCATTCGCGCTGTTCGGTTGTAGATTTTAAGATCAGCAAAAAAGATATGAGCAAGCTTGCTGCTGAGTTCTTCAAGCGTGTTCAAACAATCCTTTCAACTGAGAATGTAGAATATGACAAAGCAGTTGTAGCTGAAGTCATCAAGAAACATTTTCCAGATTGGCGACGTGTTCTGAACGAACTGCAGCGTTATGCAGCCACAGGTAAAATTGATAGCGGTATCTTATCTAACATTCAAGAAACTTCTTTGAAAGAGCTTATTGTTTTGATCAAGGATAAGAACTTCACAGCTGTTCGTAAGTGGGTTGCTGAAACATCTGAAAACACAGATGATGTTTTTCGTAAGCTCTATGATATTTGCGCTGAATACTTCACTTCAGCTTATATTCCAGCGTTAGTTCTAACTATCGCAAAGTATCAGTATCAGGCTGCATTTGCTGCAGATCATGAAGTGAATTTGGCTGCTTGTTTGGCAGAGATTATGATCGAGTGCGAGTTCAAATGACCCCATTCGATTATACCAACGCCATCACACAGAACAAGAAGCAACTGATCGTAGACGAGGCGACAGAGAAAGCATACAGTCCATTTATGACTAACAGAGGGCTATCTTACTTTGTGGATTGCCTTCTGCATGCCAATGAAATGAATATCAACCCGCATCTAGATAAAAAACTTCAATTCGACTATCTAATAAATAGTATACGTTCCGCGAAGCGATACGCTAAGTGGGGCAAACGGAAAGAGGATAAAGATCTAGAATTGGTTCGTGAGTACTATGGTTACAACCACCGAAGAGCCAAAGAAGCTCTATCTATTCTTTCTTCCGAACAGATCGAAATGATAAGAAGAAAATTAGAAAAAGGTGGATAGAATGACTACAGTAGATTCGCTCATTGAAGTGAAAATAGCCGAAGAAGAAGACTTCTTGAAGATAAAAGAAACTCTAACACGTATTGGCGTTGCTTCTCGTAAAGACCAAAAGTTGTATCAATCTTGCCATATTCTGCATAAGCAGGGCAAGTATTACATCGTTCATTTCAAAGAGCTGTTTGCTCTTGATGGTAAGCCATCAGACTTCACAGCTGAAGACAAAGGTCGTCGTAACACGATCATTCAGTTGCTTGAGGAATGGGGTCTTGTAAAAGTTGTTGAAGCAGATAGCATCAAAGAACCAAAAGCTCCAATGTCACAAGTGAAGATTATTCCTCACAAGGACAAAGCAAATTGGACACTTGAAGCTAAGTATAACATTGGTAGAAAGAAAAAGTAGATGTTCAAAATCTTTAAGATGAAGCCGAAAACTACGGCAGATGTGAAAATTGAACAAGTAATAAAATTATTGTTTCCTCCTCTGGAACTTCACGTCGATAAAGAAGGAAACAAGTTCCATATCGATCACTCGGTCGATTCTAATCTAGAAGCTGCACTAATGGATCTTGAGGAAGGGCATAATGATATTGCCAGCCAAAAGACAATTCGTAGTGTATCTGATCAATTGATTAAGGTTCGTAAACTGCTAGAGGCGTATCAAGAAATCGACGCCGAAGCAAAATACTTTATCGCAGAAGATCCAGAGGATAAAATGAATGTTGAAAAAATACAAGCTTCAGATAGCTTCAATTGATAAGTTTATCGATTCACTTGAAGAGATGATCGATGCACGTGATGATATGTGGGATGAAGAAAAGTATTCCAACTATCGTGAAATGTGGAAGATAAAAAACGAAAGATATTTACCAGCCAAAGAAGCTTTGAAAGAAGCTCTGTATGACTTTGTTGTTGAAGTCATGGAAGAGGAAGAAGCTGAGCAATAAAAAGTTATTGTTAAGCCGAAAATAGTTATTGACATTTTTGTGTTTGGAAGTATAATATAAGCCTAACTTGGAAAGGAAGCCAGAATGTTAGAGCTTAGCTATATTTTCAAAAGTTTTCAAGAGCTTGACAATATCAACGACAAAATCGCCTATTTGCAAAGCTTAGAAAAGCTTAACCATAATTTTGACTTCAATATTGCCAACCTAGTAAGCGCATGGGAAAAGCTTGGCAATAAGGAAGAAACAGAAGATCAACCTCAGCAATAATAATTCAGGTCTTGGCAATAAAAAAAGTATTGCCAAGACCATTTTTCTAGTTGACATTATTGCAAATGGTAGTATACTATATGGGTAAGATTGAAAGGGAACTAAAATGAACAGTTACGAAATTACCTTAGCAATAAGCCCATTTATAGCATTTTTCATTATAATCGCTATCGGGTTTGGTTTTGCACACTACTTTGACGTGAAAGGTCAATAACATGATGGAATTCAATAATTTCGAAGCTTCCCACGACGCACTCCAAATGAAATATCAAATTTACGGTGACTACGGTCTCGATTCGCAGAATCTTCTCGAAGAGTTCAAATTTATCGAAACGGCTCGTGGTTGGTTCAAGAAGTATACTCTTCGTGATATCGGTGGCTATTCCAACATATCGTTGGTGACTGCTTCTGGTGAAGTTCTTAATTGTGTTGAGGAGCTGATGCTATGATCTGGGTTGCATATAACCACAATGGTCGTGAGATTTGCCGTAATGTTGATTTCGGTAATTTGATGGAAGAGGTTATGTTCTACGAAGAACAAACTGGTAACAAGTGCACAGTAGCTCAAGTTGAGGTTTGATATGAATAAGCCAAGGTATATGGATTGCGTTAATGTTGCGCAAGAAATTCGTAACATTTTGCTAAATGCGAAAGAGTTTGGCTATTCAAAGTCAGACTTAGAAATTGAGATTGAAGAACTTGCAGATAAGATAGATGATGATCACTGCGAGTATATGACTCAGCTTTATGTTAAAGAAGAGGTTTGATATGATTATAGATGAGTATGACTTTGAGAAAACAGCTCAAGCTGTCTTTATTATGAATCCTTCGGCTCAAGAGCTCTATAGCGATTGGCAAGAACTACGCTCTTTCATGGTTTCGATGGCGTATCGTAATGGTGACAAAACAACATCTTTCAGTACTGGTGGGTTTCTGTTGACCTTCTTCAAAGATAGTGATGGCGAGACTCACTGTCGTGCTTCGGTCTGTGGTTCAGTAGCTTTGCAATATGCTGAGAAACATTGGGATTTTGCAAAGAGATTGAAAGAAGAACTAGAATGGTATGCGCAATGAACAAGAGACAGCTTACACTCAAGAACATGATTGACGCTGGTATCATTCCTACAGTGGTTGATGCTACGTCAATTTGGAAAGAAAATGAGGACGACATCCCCTTTCATTGGGGCGATATCGAAGTCATTGGTTACGGTAAAACATTCCGTGAAGGCAATAAAGACGGAGATGTTATTGATGTTCATCGTCAATACACTGGACCAAATAAGATTAATCTCGAAGGTACTGGCGAGATGACTATGGGAATGTGGAGCAAACGATGACAATGCATCTCTGCCCAGCATTTGTTACAACAACAAAAACCAATTCTAAAGGTAAGAAGCTTAACCGTAAGCAGCTTATTGCTAAGGCAGAGCATCAGAAGTTTATCGAAAAGTATACAAAAGGTCAAAAAGCCGACAAAAAAGTACTTGACTTAATGTTCAAATCCGAGTATACTAGTAGTATGAAAGTTGATAGATTGGCTTTCGGTAAGACAGGTATGGTTCGTGGTGTTTTCGCGCCACCGAAAGAAAAAGTATATACAGGCGATAAGTTGATTGGTATCGCTACCATGCATAAGTCTAACTCAGTACCCGTCTTCAAGAAAGAGGACGCTGCTGAAATTGCGAGTATGAGACGATGAAGAATTATTATATTCAGGCGCAAGACACTTCGGGTAACTGGCGCACATATCATGTTGCGCAAGCTGGTCCAAATATGCAGAGAGTTTTGTCGGAGATGAAGTCGCTCAAGCAGCGCTATCCCGACTATCGAGTTCGTACCATTGATGATGATGGGCGAGTGGTGGATATTCTTTGAATATCTTAATTTTGTTAAAATGGAGAAATATGAATGACTAAGACAAACAATCTTCTTGAAGCATTTCAAAATGGCGAGCAACTCACAGCTGCTCAAATGACTTCTCGTTTCGGCGTGAAGAATCCGCATGAGGCAGTTCGCCAATTACGTAGCGCTGGTTATGCTATCTATTTGAATAAGAGCAAGAATTCAAAGGGTACTGTTACTTCAAAGTATCGTTTGGGTAATCCTACTCGTGCGATTGTTGCTGCTGGTATTGCAGCTCTTGGTTCAGCAGCTCTTGGACCTAATGCTCGCAAGATGTCTGTCTAATAATATCGAGGACGGGGGTGAGGCTCTGTCCTCATTCCCGATCTCTTAGCTCAGTTGGTAGAGTACTCGACTTTTAATCGAGTTGTCGTGGGTTCGAATCCCACAGAGATCACCAATATATAAAGAGTGAATAAATATGCGTAAGTTGGTTATGATTTCTTTTGTTATGATTGGACTGACTGGTTGTGCTGAACGCGAACAAGTAGTGTTTGGTGATGTTCCTTTGCCGCCA